TCCCGCTCGCGGCTACCAAGAGCCTACGATGCCCGGAGAGCCTTCCCTCACGCGCCAGCAGGAGCAGGACTACAACATCAACCGTTTGCAGGATGCTCTGAACAGGGTGCCTGCTGCGGCTCATGGCGGGGCTATGGGCTACGCCGAAGGCGGGGACGTAGAGAACAACCCTGTCGTCCAGAAGGCTCTGTCCCTGACCTCTGGCAACGCACCGGCAAAGGATGTCGAGAGCCAAATTAGGAATACAGAGAATCCAAAGCGAATTCTCGTCCCTGCAACAGGCCCCGGAAAGATCAAGGGTATTGTTATTCCGCGTCACATGTGGGAAGGCGGCAATGGAAAGCATGGATTGATTCCCGGAATGAGGGATATCAATAGAGCTAGGGCTTCTGTTTATGGTTCTGAAAATAGAGATCCGCTTACCATTGGAAAAGTTGCAGACATTCACAAAGATGCTCTGGACGAACATTTTAAACTTCCAATTAATGAACAAATTTCTCGCGAAAATGCTGCCTTGGAAAGACTAAGGTCGGCTATGCATATTGGGAAAAGCGCAGATACTTTGGATGAAAGTGAAAAGCTTGATACGGTTAGGCATGAGTATGATGATGAAGGGCGATCTCATGTTGCATATGGATCAAAGGGAATTGCAGGTCATGCTCTTTACACATCTGGGACTGGGAAAAATCAAAAATTTCATGTTTTAAATGTTTGTCCGGGTCAGACAACTGGATGCGGTGGTGGAGTTGACGAAAATGGTATAGTTGATACAAAGCGTGGAACTTGTTTTGCTCCAAATGCTGAAGCTCAATACCCCGGAGCAGCAATTCGCAGGGCTTGCCATACGCAGGCCAAGTTTGATCCGGCAATGACTCGCGATTGGATCATTGCTCATGCCGGATCTTTGAGGCGAGCGGCTGAAAGGGCTGATGCGAATGGAGAAAGGGTTCTGTTTCGTCCCAATGTTGTTGATGAAAGCGATAGGTCTACAAGGTACGCAATCAAGCACCTGAATGATCAGAGAGAGGAATACAGCAAAAAGAACAAGCTAAAAGTTCCGCTGCCAGATATTATTGCTAATTCTTATGGAAAAACTACTGAAATGCATGACCCGGAAAATGGCATTTTTGTAACTTACTCTAATACGGGTCCGAAAACAAAGCTTGGACAGTCAGTTTCAGAAAATGCCTCTAGGGACAACTCTAGAATTCGTCAGACAATTCTTGCTCAAGATGCTGCTGGCAGGGATCTTGTAAATGATGATGGGGAGGAGACTCCTCCAAAAGGATCTTATATGGTTACTGATGTTTATAGGGGATCGGAACTTGATAAAAGAATGCAGAAAGCATTTAAGTATGCAAAGTATTGGTCTGCTGGAAAGCCTGTTTCTAAGCTTTCAAAGGAAGAAATTGCTGAAGGTGAAGAAGGTCATTTTGGAAAAGATGGAAAGCCAACAACTCCAGAAAAAGCTCACTATGGTCATGTAACATTGAATGGTGTTAGGTACGATTATCAAAAGCAGCATATACTGCATCCTCGTCTTGTTCAGGTTGGCAAGAACAAGGACGGCACTCCACACATGATTCCTACTGATTCTAGGTTCATGGATGAAAAGTTTCTTCCAAAAAATCGATTTGTTGGAAAAAGCGGAAAAAAAGTTGGCGCAATACTGCTAACTACACCAACAACATCTACATCTAGCGCCGGTCATCAAACATCCTTCACTCATCATGTTGGCGAAGAACACATTAAGCACGCTCTTGCCAATAATGGTGAGTATGAAATTGATCCTCCTGCCGCTCAACAGGCTGCTGCTGGTAAGGAATACGTTGCGCCGAAGGAGAAAGCTTATTTTGCACATGGTGGTGCGGTTGGATCTCTTGATGATCTTGCCTCTGGTGAGGAAGAAATGTGCTTCCCCGAACGCAGCAACTATGCTCAGGTGAACAATGTCCATCGTTCCAAGCATGAGGATGACAGGGAATTGGAAGGTAATCGTTCGCGCGGCGTCAAATCGATTGACCGGGCGCTACGTTTGACTTCACAATACAACCAGCCCACACGGGGACGCCCGTAAGGAGAATCGAATGTACCAGACTGCCAAGAAGGCTCGCGAAGCCATGAAGAGCAAGGCCAAGCGCCTTGCTTCTGATCGTCCGCTCCAGAAGGTTGATTCCTCGACCTTCAAGCCCCCGGAGATGCTCAATGCCGATGTGAAGACGGGGCTGCGTCCTGTCTCGCGTCGAGCCTACAAGAGCGGCGGCAAGGTGGACGGCTCCTGCGGTCCCATGCGCGCGGATCGCAAGGCTCGCAAGTCTGGCGGCAAGACCGAGGCGACTGCTTACGCGAACGCGAAGGTCAATCGCAACGTGAAGGATGCCAACGAGGAGCGTGAGGGCATCAAGCATGTTGGCGGGATGAAGTCTGGTGGTCGCGCCAAGAAGTACAATGGCGGTCCTATGGCTGGGGCCAATCGCATGATGGCTGACGCCTCTCAGCGGGCTGGCGTTCCTTCTGCGATGCTTGGCTTCTCCGGTGTGAAGCGTGGCGCTCTGTCCCCGATTCGGGCTACCGGCCTGAAGAAGGGCGGCAAGGCTGATGACGCCGCGCAGGACAAGGCTCTGGTGAAGAAGGCTGTGCGGCAGCATGAGACGGCGCAGCATGGCGGCAAGCATTCTGAACTGAAGCTGCGTCGCGGTGGCTATGCCAAGAAGCAGGGTGGCGGCGCTCTTGAGAACATGACTCCTGCCGAGCGGGCAATGCTTCGCAGGGGGCAAGATCCGTATGAGGGTGACACCACAAGGGGTCTGCCCGACATGACCAAGCGTGCTGGCAAGCCTACTCCGAGTGCTGGGTCTGTTCTGACTGGCGCGGCGAGCATGTATCGCAAGTCTGGCGGCAAGGTCCGCAAGGCTGATGGTGGCGGGGCTGGCAAGAGCGAGATTGAGCGTGTGCTTGAGCGCGCGCGCGCGGGCAATCCCGATCCCAAGACCCGCTACGTCAGCTACGCCAAGGAAGAGCGCCGTCCGAGCAAGCCTCCTTCTGCTCTCGATGAAGTCGATGAGGAAATTGCTGATACCCAGCGTGAAGCCAAGATGGAAGAGATGTACAAGGCTTTCCGCGCCAAGAAGGCTGCTGCGGCTCGACAGAAGGCGAAGGAGGAGTCCGAGCGCGACTCCAACGTGCGTGAGGGTCTCTCGCGTATGCCGATGTTCAAGCATGGCGGCGAGGCAAAGCGCACGGCTCGCGCTAGCGGTGGTCGCACGGGCAAGAAGGGCAAGGGCAAGACCAACATCAACATCGTGATCGATGCTGGTGGCGCGAAGGCTCCGGGCCTTGGTGCGATGCCTCCGCTGCCGATGCCGGGTGGTCGCCCTGTTCCGCCGCCGATGCCGGTTGGTGGTCCGGGCGCAGGCGCGCCGATGGGGCTTGGTGCTGGCCCGATGCCGCCTGCCGCGCCGCCTCCTGCGATGCCTGCTGGCCCGATGCCGATGGCTCGCAAGAACGGTGGTCGCACGATGCGCCGTGCCGGTGGCAAGGTCTACCGGAGCTACAAGGACATGGATGCTGGCGCGGGTTCCGGTCTCGGTCGCCTTGAGAAGACGGAGATCGCACGGAGGAACTGATCCGTCAGACCTTGTCTCCCGGCAAACTGACGGATCGGGGAGAGGATGTGAACCCCCCTCACATTCTCTCCCCAACAGACCTACATAGAGGGGGGACTGCGAGGGGGCAGTAATGTTGACGCATCAAGCGTTCTATCAGAATGAATTGAGGAAGAATTTGCTTGAGAGAATTGAGGTTGCAAAAGACAGCCTCGTCACATCTCACACAGCAATCGAACACGCCGACTACAAGTTCAGGGTTGGTGTTATTCACGGGCTTCAGGCTGCGCTTGAGGCGTGTGAAGAAGTTGAATCTGAACTAAACAAACGGTAGGGGGTATCATGCCGTACATGCGTATGACTCACGATGTTGATCCGACCAAGAAGATCCTCGATGAGATCGGTGATCTGTCTACGGTCGAGATCTTCAACAACCAGATCCTTGTTGGCGTCTATATCCGCCCGCAGAAGACCAAGAGTGGTCTCTATCTGTCGGACAAGACTACTGACGAGGACCGTTTTCAGTCGAAGGTCGGGCTGCTGCTGAAGGTTGGCTCTCGCGCTTTCGAGGAGAACGAAGAGGGATGGTTCAAGGGAGACAATTTTAGCCTGCATGACTGGCTGGTCTTCCGTCCGTCCGATGGCTGGAGCATCACCGTGAATGGTGTTCTGTGCCGAATGCTTGCGGATACGCAGGTGAAGGGGCGCGTGAAGTTCCCCGATGAAGTTTGGTGAGGAGAAAGTCATGTCTGATCCGAAGGACGAACAGCTTGAGATCAATCTCGATGAGTCGGCAAAGGACACGGAGCCGAAGGTCGAGGTGAGCGACGATCCGGTGGATGAAGCTGCGCCGGAAGTCAATGAGGCGTCTGTCGAAGATCCCGTGAAGGCGATTGCAGAGCTTCGCGAGAAGCTTGAGGCAGAGCGTCGGGCGCGTATCGAGGCCGAAAATCGCGCGCGCATGGCGAGCAGCGAGGTCGATGACACCAATCTTCAGCTTGTGACTGGCGCGATTGAGACGATGCAGCGTGAGCAGGGCATCCTCAAGGGTCAGTTCAAGGAGGCGATGTCGGTTGGCGACTACGACAAGGCTGCTGAAATTCAGGAAGCCATGTCGAACAACGCCGCGAAGCTGCTTCAGCTTGAGAACGGCAAGGAGGCTATGAAGTCGAAGCCTCGTCAGGAGCCTGTTCAGAGGTCTTCTGATCCTGTCGAAGCGTTCGCATCGCAGCTTTCGCCTCGTTCTGCTGACTGGGTTCGCAAGAACCCGCAGTTCGTGACCGATCCGCGCCTCAATCAGAAGATGATTGCGGCTCACAACATCGCTCTTGCCGATGGTCATGTGCCGGATACTGACTCGTACTTCTCTGCCATCGAGGATACGCTCAGGATTCGACGCTCTGAACAGCCTCGCGCAGAGGAAACGACGGAGTCTCCCTTGTCTGCTGCTGCCAAGCCTGTCGCTCGCTCTGTTCCGCCCGCTGCTGCACCTGCAAATCGCAGCGGAAATGGTCGTGCGAACGTCGTTCGACTTACGCGAGCGGAGGCTGACACGGCAAAGATGCTCGGCATGACCGAAACCGAGTACGCGAAGCACAAACTGGCCCTCCAGAAGGAGGGCAAGCTGCCCAATTGAGGAGATAGATCATGGAAAACGTCATCAATCCCGCTGCTCCGACCGTTTCCGAGGCTCCCCGCAGGCGCGGCAGGCCCCCGAGGACTGTCCAGAAGGTCGAGGAGACCGTCGAGGAGCCTGTTGCAGCCGTGCCAAGGGCTGAGATGCGCTCCGAGGTGCGTGAGGAAGATCCGCGCGCCCGTGCTGCTCGTCGTGCAGCAGAGATCCGGGGTCACCTTGGCGACATGGATCAGGGGACGGACGAGTTCTACATCGATCCAACCCTCATTCCCGAGGGCTGGACGTATGAGTGGAAGCGGTTTCAGGTGCTGGGGCAGGAAGACGCCACGCATCAGGTCCATCTGGCGCGGATGGGCTGGGAAGTCGTTCCTGCTCGTCGCCATCCCGGCATGATGCCCTCGTCGTGGACCAAGGGAACCATCGAGCGCAAGGGCATGGTGCTGATGGAGCGTCCCACGGAGGTTGTCGAGGAAGCTCGTCGCATCCAGCAGAAGGTCGCTAAGGATCAGGTGCGCGCCAAGGAGGCCCAGATCGCAGGTACTCCTGATGGCACCATGACTCGCGACCATGCCCAGACGCGACCGAAGATCAACAAGAGCTATGAGCCGATCCCGATTCCGAAGGAGTAAATAGGCACTACAATGCTGACATGAAAAGGGGGGAGATTGATTTCTCCCCCCTTTACTTTTCTAACCAACCATGTGAATAGTTTCGAGCCTCCCCCGGTGAGGAGGTTTTTCATCCCGGTCATAAGTCGCCCCGGTGTGCGATGATGGACCTCCTGAAGAAGGAGAATCCGTTATGGCGAACACCAATGCGCCTTTCGGCTTCCGGCAGTATCAGGGGAATGGCTCTGCTCCGACGTATGAGCAGGTTCCCGTCAAGATTGCCTACAACGCGACGAACATCTTCTTTGGCGACCCGGTTGAGCCGGATGCCAACGGGTATGTGGTTCAGGGTGACGGCACGACAGCGGCTGCTGGCATTGCTGGCATCTTTGTTGGCTGCCAGTACCTCTCGGTCGCCCAGAAGCGCACCGTGTGGTCGAACTACTGGCCCGGCTCGGATGTCGCTTCGACGCAGACCGTCACGGGCTACATCGTCAATGATCCGAATGCCAAGTTCGTCGTCCAGTCGGACGCGACCGGCATCGTGCAGGGCGATGTGAACCTGAACGTCGCCTACACCATCGGCACCGGCAATACGTCGAACGGCATCTCGGGCGCGTACATCTCTGGCGCGAACACGACCAACACCCTGCCGTTCCGCATCGTCGGCCTGATCACCGACCCGCCGGGTTCGGCTGGCACGGAGAGCGGCGCGTACAACTGGGTGGTCGTTGCGTTCAACAACGTCGCCACCAAGTCCCTCACGGGCATCTGAGAGGAGTAAGCACCAATGGCTGTTAATCTTAGTGCCATCAAGGATCTGCTCCTCCCCGGCCTCCGTGGCATCGAGGGCAAGTACGAGCAGATCCCGTCGCAGTACGACAAGATCTTCACGAAGCATGAGTCGAAGATGGCTCTGGAGCGCACCGCTGAGATGCGCTTCCTTGGCCTCGCGCAGCTCAAGACTGAAGGTGGTCAGACTGCTTTCGACAACAGCGCGGGCGAGCGTTACGTCTACAATCAGGAGCATACCGAGATCGCTCTCGGGTATGCCATCACTCGCAAGGCGATTGATGACAACCTGTACAAGACGCAGTTCATGCCGTCGAACCTTGGTCTCATCGAGTCCTTCCAGCAGACCAAGGAGATCTATGGCGCGAACGTCCTGAACACCGCGACCACCTACAATGCGTCGATTGGTGGTGACGGCAAGGCTCTCGTCGCGAGCGACCATCCGATTGATGGTGGCACGGTTGCGAACACGCCTGCGACGCAGGTGGAACTCAACGAGTCCACCCTGCTCAACGGCATGATCGCTGTCCGCGCCAACTTCAAGGATCAGGCTGGCCTGAAGGTGTTTGCGCGCGCGCGCAAGCTCATCGTGCCGACTGCTCTGGAGCCGGTTGCGATCCGACTGACGAAGACGGAACTGCGTCCGGGTACTGCGGACAATGATGTGAACGCGATCCTTATGACTTCCGGTGGTCTGCCGGAAGGCTACATGGTCAGCGACTTCCTCACATCGTCTTCGGCTTGGTTCCTGCTCACGAACATTGACGGTCTCTCGTACATGGAGCGCGTCAAGTTTGAGTCGGACATGCAGGTCGATTTCGTCACGGACAACCTGCTGGTGAAGGGCTACGAGCGTTACAGCTTCGCCTATTATAATTGGAGGGCCATTTGGGCGAGCTTCCCAACCTGATGAAAAGGTTGGGATTTTCGGTCAAATGAAAATCCAGCTGACCTGACAGTTGCCTCCGGTGTATCGCTCAAAAGGCATACACCGGAGGCAAGATGAAAGGTAGAGAGGGATGTTTCCTCTCGCACTCCGGGGAACCGGATCACGTTGACTGCCCCGGCAGACGCTGCACCGACAACGTGATCTCATCGTGCAGGAGACTTGAATGGCAACCACGACATTTACTGGCCCGGTCAAGGCTGGCGATGTTCTGAACACGACTGGCTCGACTGCCGGTACGGTGAAGAACGTCGGCTTCGTTGAGATGGTCCAGTCTGTGGCTATCACGCAGTCTGCAACGGCTGCTGCTACCACCATCTGCATCCCCGCCAACAGCCAGATCATCGGCATCTCTGCGCTCGTCACGACGGGCTTCACGGGTGCTGCTGGCACTCTGAATGTTGGCACGACCTCCACCTCGACTGAGCTTGTCGCGGCGGCGAACTTCGACCTTGCGGCTGTTGGTCTTGCGAGTGCCTCTCCCGGCACGGACGCGACGCGCACAGCCAAGTGGATCGATGTCGGCACCACCGATGTCATCATCTACGTCAAGGCGGCGAACGCTCCGTCTGGCTCGACTGGCGCGGCGATCCTGACGGTTCGCTACGTTCAGGCTATCAATCTCACAGCGTGATCAGGAGAGAAACCATGAAGGGCAAGACTCAGAAGGGTGTGAAGGCGCAGCAGGATCTCCGTAGCGGGTTCTATGCTGGCGCGGGTTCCAACGTCGCGTCCGAGGCCAAGAGCAAGGCCGAGGGCTTCAAGCGTGGCGGCAAGGCGAAGCACATGGGCAAGGTTCACGGTGCCGCTGCGATGGCTCACGCTGGCCGCAAGCCGCGCAAGTCGGGTGGTGGCGTGTTCTCGTCCGCTGCCAAGGGTTCGATGCGCCCCGGCTTTGAGGGCTGAACTCCGACGATAGTCTGAACTTGAGCGGGGGCCTAGCGCCCCCGTTCTTGCATGGAGAGAGCGATGCCGGGTGCATGGACACGCAAGGAGGGGAAGAATCCCTCCGGTGGTCTGAACGAGAAGGGTCGTGCTTCTCTGCGCGCGCAGGGGCATGACATCAAGCGTCCGCAGCCCGAGGGTGGTTCGCGGCGCGATAGCTTTTGCGCCCGGATGACGGGACTAAAGAAGAAGCTGACGGGCTCTGCGAAGGCTGCTGATCCCAACAGCCGGGTCAACAAGAGCCTGCGGTCTTGGAACTGCTAATGTCTGCCAAGCCTCAGAATTCAGGTCTCTGGGGCAGAGCCAAGGCTGCTGCTCGGGCCAAGTTTGATGTGTACCCTTCTGCCTATGCCAACGCATGGGCATCGAAGTGGTACAAGTCGCATGGCGGCAAGTGGTCTGGCTCGGACAACCGTGTCGCCAAGGCGTCTGGAGGCGGGCTAGGAAAGTGGTTCGCTGAAGACTGGCGAGATGTGAAGACCGGCAAGGAATGTGGTAGGATCGAAGGAGAGAAGGGCAAGCGTCCGTATCCTGCCTGCCGTCCTGCCTCCGCTGCTTCGTCCATGACGAGTGCTGAGAAGAGGACGATGGCACGAAAGAAGACCGGCCCCGCTCGCAGATCGTGGCCTGTTTCTCCCTCTGGAGAGAAGAAGGAAGACTGAAATGCAGCTTATCAGTACATCCGTGACAGGTGTCGGCAGTAGCTCTGTCGAGGCTGTGTCCTACTTCACGAACCCGTTCAACATCGGTCTTGCTGCGGTTCTCACCGGGACAGCGACGTTCACGGTCGAGTACTCCCTCGATGATCCGATGGAGTACGGATATTCTGCCTCCAGCGCAAACTGGTTCCCCGTGACTGGCCTCTCCAGCGTGTCGGCATCGACGGCTGCTGCCCTGACGGTTCCCTGTCGCGCAGTTCGCGTGACGATTGCTTCTGGCACGGGTGCTGTTACTCTCTACGTCCAGCAGGCTGGCGTGAGGTAATCTGTCATGGCGACTAGCGGCCATTTCTACGTTTATGAGCATTGGCGGCTAGATCGCAATGAATGCTTTTATGTAGGGAAGGGGCATGGTGGTCGCGCCTATTCTATGAGAAATCGCAATTGCCATCATCGGTCAATTGTTTCTAAGCTTGACATTATTGGGTCGGCTTTTGAAGTGAGAATAATTGCTGTTGGATTAATTGAAGAGGATGCCTTCAAACTTGAACGGGAACGTATTAAGTTTTGGCGTAAATCTAATGTTGATCTTGCCAATCTTACCGATGGCGGCGAGGGGATATCAGGTCTAAAGCATACTGAGGAGAGCAAAGCCAAAATGGGAGTTGTCCATATTGGCAATAAATACAATTTTGGTCGCGTGTGGACTGATGAGCAACGTGCATCCATGAAAGAAAAAAAACTTGGATGCAAAGCTCCAAAAGAAACTGAAAAAATGAAAGCTACTCGTTTAGAAAACATACAAAAGTCTGCAATTACACGCAGGCGTAAAGTTGTATGTTTGAATGATGGCAAAGCATTTAATAGTGCCGTGGAGGCTTCTTATCATTATAATTTAAGCAAATCAACCATTTCAAAAATATGCATAGGAAGTCGTAATTCGGCTTATGGTCTTAAATTTAAATTTAAGGAGGCAGCATGAGTACTTCAAATACATATAATTTCAATCCGTCGCTGGGCGAACTGACCCTGTATGCGTTCAACCTGTGTGGGATCAGGAACACAGCCCTGCTTCAGGAACACATGGAATCGGCTCGGATGGCATCGAACCTGATGCTGTCCCGCTGGTCTAACCAAGGTGTGAACCTGTGGAAGGTTGATCTGGTCACGCAGGCTCTGACAACTGGGACATCCACATACAGCGTTGATGCGGATACGGTTGTGATCCTCGACGCCTATGTGACTGTCAACCAGTCTGGCAGCGACATTGATCGCATCATCATGCCGATCAGCCGCACGGAGTACGCAAGCTATCCCAACAAGGAGCAGCAGGGTTTTCCGACTGTCTTCTGGTTCGATAGGCTCTTGTCTCCTACGGTCACTATCTGGCCTGTTCCAGATACGTCTACTGGCCCTCAGTATCTCAAGTACTACAGAGTCAGGCGCATCGAGGACTCCAACTTCACCAATGGTCAGCAGCTAGACATCCCGTATCTTTGGATGGAATGCTACGCATATGGTCTAGCGCAGCGTCTTGCGATGGTTTGGGCGCCTGATAAGGTTGCGCTGCTCAAGCCTATGGCTGACGAAGCTTATGCAATTGCTGCTGATCAGAACATCGAGACCGCGCAGCAGTACATTTCTCCTATGGTTTCTGGCTACTTCCGTCCGTAAGGAGGCGTCATGGGCTACGCTTCACGGTCTGGAAGGGCAAGAACCAGTTCAAGAGATCCGCGCGCTTTCGCTGTCTGTGATCGTTGTGCCATGTGGTACAACCATCATCAGCTTCGCTGGCAGTTCGATTGGGCTGGTGCATCGCTGATCAACAAGCGGATGCTTGTTTGCAATACCTGCTACGATCAGCCTCAGAATCAGCTTCGCGCCATCGTCGTCCCGGCAGATCCGACTCCGATTGTCAATCCGCGCACGGAGCCATATGCCTACGACAGTTCCAACAAGCGTCAGGTCTCTGGCTACAACACGACTAATGCCTCCACGGGCATTCCTGTTCCCGGTGGCGCTACTCGCGTCACTTCTGCTGGCGGGGCGGCTACAACTGATCCTCGCGTCACCCAGACAACGGGTGAAGGGGCTGGCGGCACGAACCAGCTTCCCGGCACAGATCCCAATGCAGTCACCTATCGCACGATCACCAATGCCGTTGACAATGGCTCTGGCTTGATCAGGCTTACGGTCGCCACGACGAATGGCATGATCACAAATCAAAGCGTGACCGTTCGTGAGGTTGATGGTGTGTCTGCTGCGAATGGGAACTGGACAATTACGGTAGTGAACAGCACGCAGATCGATCTTCAAGGGTCTGCATTTTCGGGTTCCTACGCCTCTGGCGGGTATGTTATCAATAACCCGAGCCTGCCATACGGCTTCACCGAGATCCCAAGGACCGGACCCCTCTATGGCTGAGATCCAAATCCCTAATCTCCCCGTTGCGATCTCCCTGAACGGGACAGAGCAGGTCGAGGTTGTACAGTCTGGTACGTCGCGCCGCGCCACGACGCAGCAGATTGCCGATCTCAAGGGTGTTGGCCCGACTGGCCCGACTGGTGTCATAGGTCCAACGGGACCGACAGGCTCGACTGGCGCGACAGGCCCGACTTCGACTGTCCCCGGACCTACTGGCCCCACAGGATCTATTGGCCCCACAGGCCCCACCGGCCCCACAGGATCGCTTGGACCTGCTGGACCTACTGGACCTACCGGAAGCACCGGAGACACCGGCAACACGGGTCCTACGGGTCCTACGGGGCCTACTGGCCCGACAGGATCGATTGGCATCACGGGGGCAACTGGCCCCACCGGCCCAACCGGCTCGACCGGCTTGACTGGCCCCACAGGTCCAACTGGCCCAACGGGAGCAACAGGTCTGACCGGCCCCACAGGCCCCACAGGCCCGACCGGAAGCACGGGGGCAATTGGCCCGACTGGCCCTACCGGCCCGACAGGCGCGACTGGACTCACCGGCTCAACTGGACCTACGGGTCCGACCGGAACAACTGGTGCAGGCGGAACGCTTGGATATTACGGAGCGTTCTACAGCGAAGATGATCAGACCGCTGCTGCTGCAAATACAGCATATGCAATGACACTTGACGTAACATCAGAGGCCAGCGGAGTTTCAATTGTATCTAATTCAAGAATTACTTTTGCAAATGCTGGCACTTACAATGTTCAGTTTTCCGCTCAATTCCACAATACTGGCGGGGGTGGATCTGGAAATACCGTAAATATCTGGCTAAGTAAAAATGGGACAAA